GGCGGTCCAGGACATCAATGGGTCAAGGCGCGATATATTGATCCTGCTCCCATGGGCTTCCGTGTGTTCAAGGATGCAGTGAGCGGGCTCGAGCGGGTCTATATCCCGAGCAGGGTAGGGGACAATAAGTTCCTTGGTGCTGACTATGTGCAGCAGCTCAAGGCGTCAGGCTCGGAAGAGCTCGTTAAGGCGTGGCTGGAAGGTGATTGGTCTGTTATCGACGGGGCCTTCTTCGATTGCTGGGAAACGTCCCGGCACGTCGTCAAGCCGTTTTCTGTCCCTGATGACTGGGCTCGATTCCGTTCCGGTGACTGGGGCTCGGCAAAGCCGTTCTCGTTCGGATGGTGGGCGGTTGTTGGGGACAAGTTCAAGACGCCGGACGGCATCTGGCTGCCTCGCGGTTGCCTCGTCCGCTATCGCGAATGGTACGGGATGCAGCCAGGCAAACCAAATACCGGCCTGAAACTGCATGCTGACGTGGTCGGGAAAGGCATCGCAGAACGTGAAGCCAAGGACCATCGACTTGTTGGTGGTGTGCTTGATCCTGCTGCTTTTGCTGAGGACGGCGGGCCGCCGATCGCAGAGCGGATCAACGCGGAACTGATCAAGGCCAAGCTGGTGCCGTTCCGGCCGGCTGACAACAAGCGCGTCCCGGGCCGCGGCGCAATGGGCGGCTGGGATCAGATGCGAGGGCGGCTTGTAGGCGATGAGGACGGTCTGCCGATGCTGGTGACGTTCTCGACCTGCGTAGACAGCATCCGGACCATTCCAGCGCTCCAGCACGATCCGCTGAAGCCTGAAGACCTGGACAGCGACATGGAAGACCACGCCGCGGACGAGTGGCGATACGCCTGCATGTCGCGGCCGTGGATCAAAAAACCTGCGGCAGATGAGCGGCCGAAAAACGTATCTGGTTATCGCCCTGCGGCTTCGTCCGGCGGCGACAGCTTCAAGGTAATTTAATGCAAACCCTTCCCGTTCCATCACAGCAGGCAATGCCAGCTGGCCGCGGCGTCGCGCCTGCGATCGATCAGGGACAGCAGGAGGACTACTATTCCACCGAGCGCTTGCGCCGGCAGTACAACGACTACCTCGGCGCCAAAACGGCAGAAGCGGAGGAGATGCGCGAGTCCCGCCATTACTATCATGGCGACCACTGGACTTCAGAGGAACTAGCCAAGCTGCGCCACAGGCGACAGGCACCAACGACCGAGAACATGATCGTCAAAAAGGTCAACGGCGTTGTTGGCCTGACTGAGCGTTTGCGGCAAGACCCGAAGGCATATCCCCGTACCCCGAAGCATGATGAAGGTGCCGAGCTCGCGACTGCCACGCTGCGCTATGTGCTCGACAGCAGCGATTGGAAGTCAAAGTCATCCCGGATTGCCGGCGCTGCCGCGGTCGATGGTATCGCTGGCGTTGAATACGATCTCGTGCCTGGCGATGAGGGTGACCCCTCGCTTGAGGTGCATATCGTATACGGGGACTCGTTCTTCTATGACCCTCGGTCATTTGACGAGGGATTTACGGACGCGCGGTATCTCGGAACGGCAAAATGGGTAGATGTCGAGCAGGCCAAGGAGATCGTTCCGGAAAAGGCCGCTGAGATAGACCAACTCATGGAGACGGGGTCCGAGCTGACGACGGTCTTGGATATGGACCGGGAAAAGAACTGGATCAATGTCAACGAACGCAAGGTCCGCCTCATCGATCATTGGTACATCAAGGGCGGCAAATGGCGTTGGTGCCTCTATGTCGCCAACACGGTCCTGATGCAGGGCGTTTCGCCTTTTATCGACGAGAAAGGCAAGACGTTCCCGCGCTATCGGATGTTCTCGGCTGCCGTTGATCATGACGGCGATCGATATGGGTTCAACCGGAACCTGAAAAGCCCCCAGGATCAGCTCAACCATTTCAACTCGAAGAAGGCCCATATCGCGAATACGCGCCGCGTCGTCTCGGAAAAGGGCGCGGTCGACGACATCGAGATCGCGCGCCGCGAATGGGCGCGTCCGGATGGCTGGATTGAAACCAATCCTGGCTTCAAGATGGAGCCGGATCAAAGCGCCTTGAGCGATTTCAAGGGCCTTGCTGAGATGGCGGTAGAATCTCGGACCTATCTGGAGAATTTCGGGCCGAATCCGTCACTGATTGGGCAGGGGCTCGAAGATAGTTCAGGCCGCGCCATTCAGTTGTTGCAGCAGGCAGCTATTGCGGAGCTCGGACCGTATCTGTCTGCCTTCAAGAACTGGAAAATCCGTCTCTATCGGGACATCTGGAACATCATCCAGCGCTACTGGACCTCGGAACGCTGGATTCGTGTGACCGATGACCAGAACGTTGCGCAGTTTTTTCAGATCAACAAGCTCGAGGTCGATCAGTTTGGCCGGCCGGCGATCGTGAACGCGATCGGCTCGCTCGACGTGGATATCATCATCGACGAAGGCCCTGATGCTGTAAACCTCCAGGCTGATAGCATGATGGTGCTGCAGTCGTTGGGCCCGCAGTTTTTGCAGCAGTTTCCGGAGATTGCGATCGAGTTGTCGCCGCTACCAAACTCGGTCAAGAAGCCGATGCTGGACAAGATCCAGGCCAAGCAGAATCAGCCTCCGCCGCCTGATCCGAAAGTCATGGCGTTGCAGGCTAAGGCTCAATTGGATGCGCAGAATGCCCAGCGCGAAGATGCAAGGGCAACCGCCCAAGCGCAGCAGGATATGGCGCTTCAAGCCCGGCAGCAGCAGTTGGATGAGCGCAGCGCTGCTATCGATGCTCAGATCGAGCGCATGAAGGCGGTTAATGACATCGAAATTCAGAGGATGAAGGCTGCGGCCGACATTCAGATCGAGCGGATCAAGGCTGCCAACGCTGCACGAATGCAGCAGGAGCGCCACTCGCAGGATATGGACATCGCCAAGGACAAGGCCGCGTACCAGGCGCAGCTGGCAAAGTCCAAGCCGCAGCCGGCGGCATAGAGATCGTACAAGCCGACGACATAGGCTTAACCCGCACGCAGGCAGCGATATGCCAGCATACGTGATCGCACGAAACGCGAGAGGACGAAACTATGAGTGGTGAGCAAGTAGAGGTGTTTCCTACCGAGCAGCAGTTCGATGATCAGGAGCTGTTCAACGACGCAGAGGCAACAGAAGCGCAGGATACTCCTGTCGCAGCTACTGCGGAAACTGAACAGCAGGAGCAGCCCGAGCCGGTCACGGCTGAGGTAACCGAAACCGCAGCCGAAAAGCCTGCGGTGGATGACAATGCTCCGCTGGTGCCGTCGTGGCGCCTCCGGGAGATCAACGAGGAAAAGCGCACGCTAGCTGATCGACTGGCTGCCCTTGAGGCCGAGAAGGCCACTTGGCAGCGTCAGCCGCAGCCTCAGCAGCCCCAACCTCAGCCGGCCGCGGTCGAAAAGGCCAAGCCCGACCCGTTGATCGATCCTGATGGTTACGAGAAGTACCTCGAAGCGAAAGTCGAGGAAAAGCTTCTCAATAATCAGAGGGAAAGCAGCCTCCACGCTGCGCACGGAAAGTACAAAGCCGAGTTTGAGGAGGCCTATGCGGCTGCTCAGAAGGCAGTCGATCCGGCCCTAAAAGCCCGGATGCAGGCTTCCCGTGATCCTGGCGAAACCCTCATCGAATGGCATCGCGAACAGAAGACCCGCCAGGAAATCGGCGGCGATCTGAACGCCTACAAGCAGCGGCTGCGCGAAGAAGCTCTGAAGGATCCGGAGTTTCGGAAGGCAGCAATGGCAGCTTGGCAGGCGGATGCTCAACCGCTCACAAATGGCCGTCCAAACGTCGCACTACCACCGTCGCTGAATGGCGCAAGCCGTTCGAACGCTTCTCTCAGCAGCACCATTGGGAACGACCTTTCCGATGAAGGGCTCTGGGAACACGCAAACGCTTAAACGCAGCCACATCCTCGAACGACCGGCCCGCCTTGATGGCGGGTTTTTTGTTGGGCGAGTGGCATTAGAAAGGACTTAGGGCCATGGCCTTGACTACCACTCAGACCAACAACAAACTCGTCGAGTTCACCAAGCAGGTGAACCGTGAGTGGGTTCGCGACAACCTTTTCGCGCCCTACATGGGCACCGACATCACGGCGATCATCCGCAAGCGGATGGAACTTACTTCTGGCGGCGAGCAGATGAATATCCCGCTCGTGGCTCGCCTTCAGGCTCAGGCGGTTGGTTCTGGCGCCCTAGCCGGCAACGAAGAGTCCATCGACAACTACGGTATGCGCGTCTGGATCGACTGGGCCCGTAACGCCGTCAAGACCAACAAGGCGGAAAAGCAGAAGGACTCGGCAGCCATCTTCGGCGTCGCGCGCCCGCTGCTGTCGGACTGGATCAAGGAGCTGAACCGGGATGAAATCATCCAGGCGCTCTATGCTCTTCCGACTGAATCCGCGCCAGCTGGACTCGGTTCGGCTGCCGGCCAACGCGTCAACGGCATCCTGTTTGACGCCGCGACCGCTGCCCAGCGCAATACCTGGGTGACGGACAATGGCGATCGCGTGGTGTTTGGTAACGCGAACTCGAATTACAGCACGACGTTCGCAACTGCGACGGCGACGCTGGATTCGACCAACGATATCGCGAACGCCGCGAATATGCGCTTCCTCAAGCGTGTTGCGCGCGCTGCCAACCCGAAAATCCGCCCGTTCAAGATCAAGGACGGCCGGGAATACTTCGTTGCGTTCCACGGCTCGCGGACCTTCCGCGATCTGAAGGCCTCGCTCGACACCATCAACATCAACGCTCGTTCTCGTGAAGGCGACGGGTTGAGCAAGAACCCGCTCTTCCAGGACGGCGACCAGCTTTATGATGGCGTCATCCATCGTGAGGTCCCGGAGATCGATACGCTGGCCCCGGTGTTCTATGCCACGGCCGGCGCATCGGGCACCACTGCGGTGCGCCCTGTCTGGCTGTGCGGTCAATCGGCAGTTGCGATGGCTTACGGCCAGATGGCGAAGCCGACGCAGCTCGACAACACCGACTACCAGTTCAACCAGGGCGTCGGCATCGAGTCCGCTTATGGCGTGGCGAAGATGTTCAAGAAAACCAGTGGGGGCGCCATCAAGGAATGGGGCATCTGCACTGGCTTCTACGCCGCGACCCCTGACGCGTAATCGAAGAAAGGATCAACTCACATGGGTACGGCTATTCCGGCTCGCTCCAGTGGCGACCAAACCATCAACTACCTTCGCGCTCCGATTACGTTCGCGATTGGAAATTCCGGCGTTGTGAACGTCGGAACGCTTCCGGCGGGCTGTCTTGTTCTCCGCTCTTATACGGTGATCACGACTGCCTTTAACGCCGGCACCACCAATACCATTGGTATTGGCACTTCCGGCTCTCCCACCACGTTCGGTGCAACTATCGCTCTCGGAACCCTTGGCGCCAATGCTGGCACTATTGCGGCCTCCGCGAACGTGGCCCCCACCTCTGACACACTGGTCATTGCAACCTCGTCTTCAACTGGCACTGTTGCTACGGCTGGTGCTGGCTTCGTCGTGGTTGAGTACATGCCGGTTGCGTAACAATCCGGAGCGGGGTTTCGGCCCCGCTCCTTTTCTCTATGGAGGAATAGATGGCTAAATTGACTTGGCTTGGTGAAGATGAGCTGCACAATGGCGGCGCTGGCCCGTCGTTCACTACCGCGTTTGACGGTGTGAAATTCCCGAAGGGCGAAGCGGTCGAAGTCCGCATTCATGCCCATGTGCAGAAGGCACTCAACAATCCCTTCTTCGAAGTCGAGAATGCTGACGATGTTGATGATGCGCCGGGTGCGCCGAAGCCCAAGCGCGGCCGGCCGAGCAACGCCGAAAGGTCTGCGAAGGCCGAAGCAGAAGCCTCGGTTGATCCGGTCGTCTGATGTCCAAGACGCGCCAGCAGATCCAATTCAAGGTCATTGCGATCCTGACGGGTGGAGACGTTGGCGCGCCTGTGTCCGATGAGGACGCGACTACCATCGACGGATACATCGATAGTGAGGTGGCCGAACTCAACAGTGACGGCACTTGCTACATCGATGACCCTGACACCTTGG